ACATCGACGCCGTGGTCAAGCACCCTGGCTTCGCCGACGCGCTTGAGCGCGCGGGGTGGCTCCTGCTCGACGATGGCGGCGCGATCGTCCCGAAGTTCGACCGCTGGATGGGTCAGAGCGCGAAGCGCAGGGCACAGGATCAAAGGCGCAAGCGCGCCGAACGCGAAAGGGGCAAAACATGTCTGAACGGGTGAAACTGCTTGAGGAGACGGCGCGCATCGTGCGCGAGCGCGGCGAGTCGTACGGCTCTCCCGAGGCGCACTTCTCGCGCACGGCGGGCGCGATCAGCGCGATCTTCGCGCACAAGCTCCGCGAGCCGATCACGGCCGCGGACTGGTCGATGTTCATGGTCATCGACAAGCTCGCGCGGGAGCAGCACGCTCCGAAGCGTGACAACGCGGTCGATATCGCGGGCTACGGCGCGTGCCTCGGAGAGATTCGCGCTGCCGAGAGGGGCCGCGAGCTTGCGCGATGGGCCCGCGCCGAGATCGAGCGCAGGAAGGTGGACGCAAGGGCATGAGCACGCTCATCGCACACATGCGGGCCGCTGCGACGCTCGACGAGACGGCCCGTCTCATCGCGGAACACCTGCGGTCGATGGCCGAGGACATCTCGCAGGCGTCCGGCAACAAGCGAAACCGGATGCTGCACGAATGGGCAGCGAAACTGGAGGACGCGATCGAGCTCGCGAACGACGAACGGATCGACACCGAACTGGAGGAGGTACCGATGCATATGGCGGTGCAGAAGATGTCGGACGAACTGCGGCAACGGGCCGCCGAGAGGGCGGGGACGGCGCAACCCGTCGCGGAGATGGTCGAGTGGCAGGCCGCGAAGCGGCTTGAGGACTACGAGGCCGAGCGGCGGTGGCTCATCAACGAGAACCAGCGCCTCCGTGCGCTGAACGCATCCCATCTCGCGCGGGTCGCGGTCGCGGAGGGGACGCCATGAGGGTCGAGATCCACTGCGACAACGCGCCCGAGGTGTTCAGCCGGACGCACAGCGAGATGGAGACGAGCTACCGCACGGTCATCCGCTACGAGCAGCCCGACTGCTTCGCGGAGGTGAGCGTCGAGTACATGGACAAGCTGGACGGCCAGTGGACCACGCTCACGGTCGCGCAGCTCGACCCGCAGGAACTCCGCACGGCGCTGCGCGCGGTCGACGAGAACTCGCTCGTCGCGATGCTGCCCGAGATGACGGGGGGTGAGCCGTGAGCCAGCTTGAGGAAATCTTTGAGCTCATTTCCAAGCTCTCGGTCGAGAAGCAGCAGGACTTTGCCGTGTGGTGCGTCGCCAGACTTGGTAGATGGGAGTCGAACGAGGAAGCATCGCCGCGCAGCCCGGAGTTTGGAAAGTTCTACGCGATCCACCATCTCTATCGGTGCATCCGTCGTCGCGAAAATCGAGAGGACAAATCGGTCTACCTAGCATCGGTGCAGGAAAACGCAGAAGAGGTCGCAGTCTTCTCTATCAACTGTTTCTTATACGACGCTGGCACCAAGGCCGCCGGTGACGATGACGCGCGCTGGCGAATTGCCTGTCAGGCTGCCGATCGCGAAGAACGCGTGCAGATCGCGCGCCTGAATCAAATCATCGCGGGTGATTGCGGCGAAGACGAGATGGATGACTGGCTGTGCGATGGCCTTGATGGGGTGGTGCTTGACAACACACGAAAGGAAAACGCACGATGATTTCTGACCTGACCGAGAAGACGGAACCACCGCCGCCGCTGACCCAGCGGGAGATGTCGCAGTTCGTGACGCTGTCCACGCTGCCAACGCTCGAACGGGCGTTGGATCGGCTGCGGTGGCTTGAGGCCGAACTCGCCGCGCTCAAGGCGAACGGACCTCTCGCGGAGATGTGGGCGGCTCTTGAGGAGTACCAGCCGATGGCAGACGCGTACGGCCACGGTGAGTCGTGGCGCACGATGTGCCGAGAGCGGACAACGTTGGCGGCGTGGGCAGCGGCGTCGGCTGCTGAGGCTGCGGCTGCTGAGGCTGCGTGGGATGCGGCGCGGGGTGCTGGGTATGCGGCGCGTGATGCGGCGTTTTCCGCGCAACACGCTGATATTGCAATCGCCACGATCCGCCGTGCGAAGGAGGCGCGATGAACGACAACGGCCACACCTTCGGATGCGTTGACCCGTTCGCGCATTCAATCGAGTTCCACGGGACGGACATCAATCAGGTGATCCTTCAGATAAAGCCAGACGGAACCGTCCTGTGGAAAGGCCGCGAGGTCGAATCGGACGCTGATTTCCGCGCCGCGATGATGGAGGTGCATCAGCACATGTGCGGCTCCGCAAACGCCGAGATCACCTGCCTCCGCGCCGACCTCGCGCAGCGCACCGCCGAGGTCGCGAAGGCCAACGCCCAGCGCAACGCGGCACTCGACGCTCGCGAAATCACGCAGCGAACACTCGACGGCATCGACGGCGTTTTGTCTCAGCGCACCGCCGAGCGCGACGAGGCGCGCGAGGATCTCGACCGCACCCAGCGCGTTCTCGCCAAGATCGACGCCGTCAGGACGCACCAGAGCGAGAAGCTCGTGCGCGTATACGAGGCGTCAGGCGCGGAGCCTGAGCACTACGACCGCCTCGACATCTTCGTCGGCGTGATGCGCCGCCTGATCGACGCCGTCGAGGCGATGGGCTACGAGTGGCGCTGGACCAAGTCGATCGACGCGGACGGCGAGCAGGTCGGGGCTTGGGTCATGCGCGACGCCGCCGAGGCCGACGCGAACAACGAGCGATTCAGGAGGACCGATGGTGAGTGAGATCGTGGTCACGCTGCCGCTGCCGCCGAAGGAACTCGCGCCGAACTCGCGCCCGCACTGGGCCTCGAAGGCCCGCGCCGTCAAGCGCTACCGCGAGTACGCGTGGGCGTGCGCGATGGAGGAGATCAGCGTCATCGACGGATTCAAGCCGTGGCGCGAGGCCGCGTGCACCGCGCGCTTCTTCTTCGCGACCAAGCGGCGCCGCGACAGGGACAATCTCCTCGCGTCGCTCAAGGCCGCGTTCGACGGGCTCGCCGATGCGCGCGTCGTGCTCGACGATTCGGGGATCAGCCACCGCGTCGAGATCGGCGAGCCCGACCCCGCGTTCCCGCGCGTCGAGATCACCGTCAGAGGGATCGAATGACCCCGCCGCGCCGGAACGACAAGGCCGACCGCTCCCCGCTCCTCGTCACCCGCGAGGAGGCCGCGCGGCGGCTCGGGCTCGACCGCATCTCGCGCCGACCCGAGCGCGTGGTCCGAGAGATGGTCGCCCGAGGCGAACTGCGCGGGGTCGCCGTGGGCCGTTGGATCATGGTCGAGGCCGAAAGCATTGATCGGTGGATCGCCTCTCGCTAGGGTGACTACATGGAGCCACCGAAACTAGAGCGGCGCGAGGACGGCTACTACCGCGTCCGATGGACGGACGGCGCGGGCAAGCGCCGCGAGAAGTCCTTCGGCGCCGACCGACGCGCCGCGCGGAACCGATGGCTCGCTTGGGTCAACCAGTGGCGGTCAGACCCGATGGTGCGTGACCCGGGCGACACGGGCCCGCTCACCGTCGCGCTCGCCGTCGAGCGATACGAGGCCCACGCTGCGACCTACTACGCGGGCTCGCGCGAGGTGCTGAACATCCGCCACACGCTCCGCGCGCTCGTCGAGGTCGCTGGCGACACGCTCGCGAGCGAGATCGGGCCCGAGACGATCGACGCGTATCGCGAGCTCCAGGTCGCGCGCGACATCTCGCTCGGCGTCATCAACCAGCGGGTGCGCACGATTCGCCGCGCGTGGAAGTGGCTCGCGAGCAAGAGGCTCGTCTCGATCGAGTCGTGGCAGTGCCTGTGCGCCCTTGAGCCGCTGCGGCGCGGGCGATGCGCCGCCCGAGTCACCGAGCCAGTGCGCCCCGTCGCAGACAGCGTCGTGGAGCGCACCTGCGACGCGCTGCCGCCGTCCATCGCCGCGATGGTCAGGCTTCAGCGGATCACTGGCATGAGGCCCGGCGAGGTGTGCGCGATGGAGTGGCGCGAGATCGACCGCTCAGGCGAAGTGTGGGTCTACGAGCCGCGTCACCACAAGACGGCGCACCACGGCCACCGCCGACGCGTCATGCTTGGGCCTCGCGCTCAGGCGATCCTCGCGCCGCTCGTCGGCCTCGCGATCGGCGGGCGCGTGTTCAGCCCGAACCTCGCGATGGAGGAGCGCGACGAGGCCGCGCGCCTTGCCTACGAGCCGCCCGAGGGCGCGCACGACTACCGCACCTGGCGTTGCTATCAGTCGCGCCTTGCGGCACGCCCGAGGCGATCCGACCGCGGCGATGCGTGGACCACCGTCTCGTTCGCGCAAGCGATCCGCAGGGCCGCTCAGGCGGCGGGCGAGCCGCACTGGTCGCCGAACCAGTTGAGGCACTCTGCGGCGACCGAAGCGAGGCGCGGCGGCGGGCTCGATGTCGCGCAGCTCCTCCTCGGCCACCGTCACGCGGAGGTCACCGAGGTCTACGCCGAGACCGACCTCGCGCGGCTCCGCGAGTGGGTCCGCCGGCACGGCTGACTGTCGCGGACTGTCGCAGTCTGTCGCGAACTACACCAAGCGCATTGGGGCAAAACTGGGGGGAAAAGCAGAGCGGCGCGCATAAACCTGCGCGCCGCAAAGCGGGAGACGGGATTCGAACCCGCGACATTCAGCTTGGGAAGCTGACGCTCTACCAACTGAGCTACACCCGCGATGCGCGCAGTATAGCGCGGCGGGACGCAGCGACCCGGAGGCTCAACTCCACGCCGAGAGCAGCGCGCCGAGGTCTTCGGAATCGACTTGGCCGTCGCCGTTGATGTCGGCGGCGCACTCCGAGCCCTTCGAGCACGGGCCCCATGCAGAGAGCATGATCCCAAGATCCGCCGAACTGACCAGTCCGTCGCCGTCGAGGTCGCCCGGGACGGCGGGTGGAGTGCGAATGATCGTGATGTTGTCGACGTTGAAGGAGTGGTCGGTGAAGCCGAAGAACATCCCTGGCTCGAGCGTCGTGAACGCGACCAAATCGACGCCCTTGAGGACGTCCCTGAACGTGACGCCGGGCGGAAGCCGCGGCTCGTAGGTCACCGGATCTTCAGAGCCCGTTCCGCGCCAGCCGCTTGGAAGGGTCGTGGACGTCGGGTCGAACGTCACGCTGAACGTCGTCCATTCGCCATGCGTCGCCGTCGAGATCTGCGCGAACTTGAACCAGACGCTCGCCCACGGATATCCACCTTGCGCGAGGTCGTAGTCGCGAAGCTCCACGAGCCACGGACGGCTGACGTTCGTTCCGAAGAACTTCAGGTTCTCGACGCGCAGGTCGATCTTCAGCGTCACGCTCTGCGATTGGGTGTAGTCTCCGAGGAACGCAGGGTTTTGGTTCGTGAAGTACGGGATGCCGAAGTCCTGGAAGACCGTCCGCATTTGCCAGCCGGGATTCCCGCCCGAATCGACGACCCAGGTTCCGCCGCCGAACCCATCGAACCCATTCGGCCCGACCCAGTC